GGAACAGGCGCGGGGTCAATTACGGAGGGGTACAAAGTCAAAGGGGGGGAGTATTTGCGCGGGAATTCCCCAAATGTGATAACCTTTCCTCAGACAAGACAAAAAGGAATTTCCCCTATGGCAAAAAAACCTCGTCACATCCTCGGCTATTTGAACGACCCCAACACTTGGGACAAAGCAGCGTTTGAAACGGCCATCCGCGCAGAAGTCGAAGCCTCGACAGGAACGCTCACGGCCTCCGATGAGTTGCTGGTTGGCGCACTGGTCATCACGGTGGACAGCTTGCTGACTGCTGAAATCAACATTCGAGAAAGAGGCCATGTCACGGTCTACGGCAACAACGAAGGCGTGACGGCTTGGTTCAAGATTCGCACTGAGATGGCTGACAAGGCTATCAAGATGTTGGCAGAACTTGGCCTTGTTGCCCGTGGCCGTCCGAAGTTGAAAGCGAAAGTGAGTGATGTCGATGAGCTATTCGCCACTGCTTAACCCGGCTTTTGAGTATGCGGTAGCGGTAACTCGGGGTGACATTCAGGCGTGTGAGGATGTCAAACTGGCTTGCCAGCGGTTCTTGGACATGGTTGAGCGCAAGGATGCGCCCTACGAGTTTGTCCCCGCCAAAGCCGAACACATCCTGAAGTTTGTCCGATTCTGCCGCCATGTCAAAGGGCCAGATGCTGGCAAGCCGATTGATTTACAGCCGTTTCAGGTCATGTACTTGGCGGCTATTTACGGGTTCCGCGACAGGCGTGACCACACATACCGTTATGTCACTGATGTCATTTTGTTCGTTCCTCGCAAGTCAGGCAAAACAACCATTGCGTCCATCATTGCGCTGTATGAGTTGCAGTTTGGTGATGCTGGCGCTGAAGTGTTCACTCTGGCTACTAACCGGGATCAGGCGACTATTTGCTTTGACTCGTCCAAGGCAATCGTAGAGGGCATGAAGCCTGAACTGGCGTCCAAGTTCATTGCCTACCGCAGCGAACTCAAGAAGGCTGGCGACTCGACCTCTACCTACCGTGCGCTCTCACGGGAAAACAGGAAGACTGGTGACGGCAAGAACCCGTCTTGCGCCATGATTGACGAGGCTGCTCAGATTACTGAGAGGCAGTCCATTGAAGTGTTGCACTCGGGTATGGGCGCTCGAAAGAACCCGCTGCGGATGTACCTGACAACTGCCAGCTTCACCAAGGAAACCAAGTTCTATGAGGACTTGTCTCACTTTCGCAACGTGCTGCGTGGCGCTGCTGCTGACAGCCATCGCTGGTTTGGTCTTCTTTATAGCATCGACCCCGGAGATAATTGGGCTGATCCTGCTGTCTGGGGCAAAGCAAATCCCATGCTTGGGGTTTCGGTCACAACACAGCACATCTCGCAGATGGCTGAAGAAGCTGCGGCCAAGCCAGCGTCCCTAAACGAGTTCCTGTGCAAGCAACTCAACATCTATGTGTCGGCCAACAGTGCGTGGGTGGACCGTAGGTATTGGGATGAGTCTGTGGACAAGATACCAACTGACAAGCCAGAGTCCACTTTTATTGGCTTTGACTTGGCGCACACCCGTGACTTGAATGCGGTGGTGACTTTGCACCGATATGCCGAAGAAGATTTCTATGCTCAGTTCCAATTCTTCTTGCCGGAGGAATCTTTGGACTTTGTGCCAAACCATTACAAGTCTGTTTACATGGAAGCGCACAGGTCTGGCATTCTGCGGCTGACACCCGGCAACGTGACGGACCTCAACGAGATTGAATCGTTCATCAAGCAGCAGTGCGAGAAGTTTGATGTCAAAGAAATCGGCTATGACCCGTACAACGCCGCTGCTTTGGTGGCGAACCTGTACGCTGACGGCTTGCCTGTGAAGAAAGTTGGTCAGGGCATGGCTGTGTTGTCGAACCCGTCAAAGACCACTGAGCAGCTTATCCTGAAGAAGGCCATCAAGCACGAAGGCAACCCTTTTGTGGGATGGCAGCTTGGAAACTGCGAGGTTTACATTGATGTGAACGGAAACGTAAAGGTCCGCAAGAACGAAGCCGACCCAAGCGCCAAGGTTGACGGCATTATTGCGATGATTATGGCCTTGCACTGCCATTTGGATAACGTATTTGTCAGCGAATCATTTGGCTTTAGGTCGTTGGAGTGGTAAAGTGTAGGAAATTGAGGGGAAATCATGGCAATTCTTGACATTTTCAAGCGTAAAAACACTCAGTCTGAGAGCAATACATTGTTCGGCCAAACGGCTTTGGGCAACAACATTGTTTATCAGGGCAGTGACAAACGTGCTGGGGTTAACACCCAAATCCTCTATGTGACCACTGCCAGCACCACAACTGCTGGTCGCCCGGTGGATATGTCGGTGCTGACCAGAAACAGCACAATCATGTCGTGTGTTGGTGTCAAGGCTCGGGCTTTGGCGCAGTTGCCAATCAAGATTTGCTGCGAGACAGCAGACGGCAAAACCGTTGATGCCATCCGTGGTGAAGGTGTTGGTGCGCGAGATAGGGCCAAGGCCAAGCAAGTTGCCAAGCTGCTCGGCAATCCCAACAACTTCCAGAGCAAGTATGAGTTCTGGTATCAGTGGCTGATGTGGTACGAGTTGTCTGGCGAAGCCTTTACCTTGTGGTGGAGGAAAGACCAGAACAGTTCCACCGAAACACCGCTGGAAATGTATGTGCTGGATTCAACGCTGATTGCCGTGAACATCACGCCTACCCGTTATCCGACATTCCGACTGTCTACGCCAAGCTATGGTTTCAACAAGGACCATGAGTTCAAGTATTTCCAAGTCATGCACGGCAAGGAAATGGCGTGGCAAGGTTCTGCTGGTTTCAACAAGGCAATCTTGGCGACTGAACTGGTCGGCCTTGACCAAGACATCGACCTGTACGCCAACTTTGTGATGCAGAACGGCGCAAAGCCCTCTGGCATGTTTGTGACGGATCAGGTCATTCCTGACGGCAAGTACAAAGAGATTGCAGCCCGTCTGAAAGAGGCTTGGAACAACATGACAGGCAGCAAAGCCAGCGATCCGAGCAAGCCGGGTCAGGGTATGTTGCTTGACCAAGGCATGAAGTACCAGACTGTGGAAATGCTGACGCTGCAAGACGCTGATGCTGCTGCTTTGAAGTTGCAGACTATGCGCCGCATCTGTGGTTTGTTTGGTGTGCCGCCTTCCATGATTGGTATCCATGACGGCAAGTTCAACAACAGCCAAACGGCTTTGGACGAGTTCTACAAGACCACCATGTACCCCACAATCGTCAACATTCAGCAGAAGTTGACGCAGCATTTGCTGGAGGGCTATCCTTCTTTGTGTGTTGAGTTCGACACCAAGGATTTCCTCAAGGGTGCGCCGCTGGATCAGATGAACTTTGCGACTGCTGGCGTAAAAGGTGGAATAATGACACCCAACGAAGCCCGTAACTACATGAACCTGCCTTCTATGGAAGGTGGTGACGAGTTGGTCAAGGATGCCAAACCTGCTGAACCTGTACCGGGCACAAGTGCCCAAGATACTGGTGGCGGTGGTGGAAACCAAACCAAGAAAATGAACATTGGCTCGAAGACTTGATTAAAAATGCGTACTGATACACAATATCTGTTAGCATTAGCCAAACAGGTCAAGCGGCCTATAAAACAGTTGCCTGTACTCTTAGGGCAACCCCCTAAAATACAGGACAATAACCAATCAATTGCTTTAGGGGCAATCAATGAAGACATTGAATCTAATCTGCGAAGCCAAGCTGAATCTCAACGAGAAAGCCAACAACGGCGAACCGTCTGGACAGATTGAAGCTCGCATTACGACTTGGGGGCCAAGAGAAGGTCAAGATGGTCGTAAATTCTTCTACAAGCCAGAAGGCTTTATGCAATGGGCCAAAGAGTTTGCCGCATCTGGTCGGCCACTGCCCATGTATGTCAATCACAATGCTGACGACATCCCCGTTGGTGAGTGGACAAGCATTGAAATGGATGACGAAGGCATGAACGCTTCTGGTCGCCTGTATCTGAACACCACGACTGGCTCTGATCTTTACCAAGTGATGAAGGAATCCCCCAATATGTTTGGTGGCGTTTCTGTTGGCGCTTATGCTGAAGAATATCAGTGGGTTAAGGAAGATGGCGAAGCAATGACCATTGGTTCTGATGACCCATATGAGTCTGGTTATTTCCAAATCACCAAAGGTGGTTTGCGTGAAACCAGCGTGGTCATGCACCCAAATAACATGAAGGCAGAAATCAAGAAGCTGGAGTATTTCCGGGCTGATGGCTCTGCTGATTTGAAAGTATTGGAAGAAGCCCTGCGGGATGCAGGTCTGTCCAAGCAGATGTCGGTTGCCGCCGCATCTGTGTTCAAGACGGTTATTGAACAGCGTGATGCTGTTGAAGTGCCTATTGAAAATGCGCCAACTCAGAGTGATTCTGATGCGGAGGCAACCGAAGCAGAAATTCTCGCTGCTCTTGAGCAACGTGAACTTCTTAAACTCCTCGACAAACGACTTAAAGGTTGAATCATGTCTAAAGAAATCATCGAAAAATTGGATGCCATCGAAGCTAAACAAGCTGAAGGCATCTCGGCTGTAGAAGCCAAAATCCCCGCTGCTGTTGAGGCTGTCAAAGCTGAAATGGCTGAAAAGGTTGCTGCTCTGGAAGCCAAAGTTGCTTCTATCCAGATGCCTGAGTTCATTCGCGCTCCTGCGAAGACTGTTCGTCAAGATGTGAACCGTTCGGTGCGTGAGCAACTGAGCCAGTTCTACAAAGGCAACAGCCGCTTGGAAAAAGAACTGCAAATCTTTGCAGACGAAAGCCAAATGGATGCGTACCTGAAAGAAGCCTCTGCTTTGACCGCTGGCGGTGATGGCAAGGGTGGTCGTACTGGCTACGATCCAACTTTCACTGCTCTGCGTCTGATGAACCCAATGCGTGGCATCTCGCGCACTGTGGCTACTGACGGTTCCTCGTACCAGTTTCGTGTTCGCACGGGCAACCCCGGTGAAGCATGGGGCTATGCGATCCAGAACAACGGCGCAGCCACCACTGAAGACACCAGCATCTGGCAATTGGTTCTGCAAGACTTGAACGTGCAGTTCCCAATCCGTACCGCTGCTCTGGACGACATTGATGGTTTGGAAGCTGTTGTGGTTGACGACATGTTGGCCTCGTTCGCTCAGAGCGAAGCCCTGTCGATGATCCAAAACAACGACCAAGCCGCACAATCCGTGAGCAACCCTTACGGTGGCACAAACGGTCTGCGTGGTCTGGATCAGTACGCTGGTTCTAACGCTACCTACACTGGTGGTACATCGTCTGTTGCTGCCTTTGGCACTTCTGGCACTGGCTCTACAAGCGGTCTGCACTCGCTGGCTACTTATGACCAGATCACCACCAACGCCAACACTGTGGGTGCTAACAACATCCAGTACAAAGACGTTATCAACACGATCTACGCTTTGCCACAGCAGTATTGGACCACCAACGCCAAGTTCATGGTCAGCCCAATCTTGGCTCAAGCCATCCGTGGTCTGCAAGACACCAATGGCCGTCCAATCTTCAACTCTACTGAGTCGTTGAACCCCGATGGCATCATTGGTCAAATGCTCGGCTTTGATGTGGTGATGAACAAGTACTTGGACAATCCAAGCCAAGCTACAACTGGCACTGCTGGCACTAACAGCCTGTACCCAATGTACTTTGGTGACTGGAGCCGTGGTCACACGATCATTGATCGTTTGAACATGGTTATGCGCCGCTATGACCAAACACTTCCAGGATTTATAACATTTTTTGGAGAGAAACGGTTGGCCACATCGGTTCGCGATCCTAATGCTTTGGTTCGCTATCGCTCTACAGGTACAGCTACCTGATAAAACGGAGGGGCGTAATTGCCCCTCCTTTTTGTGCCCATAATTTAGGAACTGTTATGACCATCACCGAACGCATCCTGTCTGGAATTAAGCAAACATTGGAAACTGGCGATAGAGTCACGATTGACTTGCGCGAGGCATCTGCTATCACTGGTTCAGGCTTGAATGTCGGTGGTCGCACTCACTTTGATGAGGCATTTGCTGCTTTGCGATATGCCAACCCGTTTCGCCAAGGCGCACGAAACATCAAGGTTCCCGGTAATTCCGCTGTTCAGTTTGTTGCCAAGACTGGTAACGCTGCCAACAGCACAAACCCTTGGGGCTACACAATCACCCCCAACAGTGGTTCTCCAAACATCAACACAAGCATTTGGCAATTGCCAACTCGCGTGATTACCGCACAAATGCCTGTTCGCTCGGCTGTGCTGTCTGATGTCAACGGTCTGCAAGACGAGTTGGTTGAAGACCTGATGATGGAATTTGCACAGCTTGAAGGCGCATCGTGCGGCCTGAACAATGACCAAGCGGGTTCGACCACCACATCGACTGGTGGCACTGACGGCTTGCGTGGCCTGAACAGCTACCCCGGCGCTGCTGGTGCAACTGCTGCTTTTGGTACAAGCGGCACAGCCATCACAAACGGCTTGCACACCTTGGCTACCGTTGGTTACAACAACACTGGTGGCCTTGAGGCTGAAACCTTGTCTGCTATGGCGAATGCCTTGCCAGCGCAATACTGGTCTATGCCCGGTACTGCTTGGATGATGCACCCAACAGCCATCCAGACGTTGCGTAACTATGCTCACGGTGGTGGCGGCTACTCGTTCATTGACGTTGGCTCCGCTGAAGCTGGTTCACTGCTCCATGTGTTTGGTTTCCCTGTGATTCCAAACCCATACTTGGACGCAACTGGCACTGTTGGCTGCAAGTCGATGTACCTTGCAAACTGGCCTCGTTTCATGACCATCGCTGATGTGGAAGAAATGACCGTTCAGGCAATGGAACAGACAACGCCCGGTTTTGTGACCATGTATGCTGAAAAGCGCATGGTAAGCACTGTGCGTGACGTTTTTGCTGGTGTTCGTTCTATCGAGACTTAAACATGAGCTTTGATAACTATCAATACGCTGCTCCATTTGGCGCACAAACGCGCAATCCGTTCAACTATGCAAAAGTTGAGCAGATTGCCCGTGATAGTTCTTCTGCTTGGTTGACACTGACTGAAGTCAGAAATCAAATCAACTTGTTTGATGACACCAGTCAGGACACATACCTGACGATGCTTGAAATCGCCACCAGACAGGCGATTGAAGATTACTTGGGTATGTCCATCTTCCCTGTGACTTATCGCGTCTGGTACGGCTCTGAAAGCCTTGTAGCGTCACCTATCAGCCTTGACTTGCCAGAGGTGAGCCAGAACGCAACGGCAAACCTGCCGGGTGTCACGATTGGCTCCGTGGGTTATTGGAATGATGCGTTCCCTCCAGTGTTTCAGACTTTGGTAAACACAAGCTATTACTACGATGCCTCTGGCAACAAAGTGGTGGTTAACAATTTGCCAACTGATGTGAACACAGTAATGACTGCTCCAATCATCGTGGAGTACTCAACCGTGGCAAACCCACTGGCATCGTACAAGGTCATCAAACAAGCGGGATTGCTGCTGATGACGCACTTGTATAACAACCGTGCCAACGCAACAGAGACAAAACTGAAGGACATCCCATTTGGGGTAACAACGCTGCTGAGAAGCTACAAGCCATTGGTGATGTAAATGTCAATTGCTCGTTTTGAAAACATCAACGTCAACAACCTGACTTTCACCAAGTCAGATTTTGGTGAGTCTGCGACAGTTCAGGCATTGTGGTTCTCGACTCGGGCAAGAGTTCATGATGTTGCAAACAGCCTGAAAATCGCTGACAAGTATCGTCTGTATCAAGACATGACCAACTTCACGCTGAACTACACGCCAAACATGAAGACGATAGTGGATAACCAAAACCTCTATTCGATTACGTGGCGCGGCAAAGATTGGCGTATTGATAATGTGCGTGAGTCTGATGACAGGATGAATGTTACTTTCATGTGTTATCGCTCTGATCCAGTTACGGCGGTGTAATGGCAACTCAACTCAACCCTGTTGTTTACGGCAAAGCCATCCAGTACCAACTGGCTAACATTGTCACGCCTGTGCCTGTGTATGCGGCTTTTAACCGCAACTTTGCGACACAGCCCAAGTTCATTACTTGGATGCTGCGTAATGTGCATCAGCCTGTATATACGGGACCGCAGCAAAACAACAAAGGCATCGACCGTCCTGTTTTTCAGATTTCTATTTTCACTCAACAGATTGAAGATGGATTTACAATCTCAAATCAGATTCTGCAAGCCTTGCATGGGTATAGCGGGATTTTGGGAAGCCCGGCTGAAGGGTTTTACATCTCCAAGGCTGATGTCATGTGGCTGTACAACAGTTATAACGATGAGGAAAAAATGGCGCAAATCTTTCTAGACTGCACCATTGACATTCCTGCGTAATACAAGACAATTGTTCAACTTTTGAAGGATACTCAAAATGGCTTTACCAAACAAAGTTCTCCCCGGTTTTAGCGCGGCACTGTACGCACAGCCCGGTGCTACTCCAACTCCTTTGACAATTGCTCAGTTGTCTTTGGTCGCAAGCGTTTCTACCATCGCTATTGTTGGCAACCTGATTCCTGTCGAGGCAATTCCTGCTTTCGGTATGGACGATGCTGTTGCCAGTTTCAGCGTGGCTGGTTCGCGTCAATCTGACAAGATTCCTGTGCAAGCAGCGCCCACCAGCTTGACAATCACTGCTGCATGGAACCCTGCCGACACTAACCTGTTGCTGATGCGTGCTGATGCCTATTCTGGCGTGATTGACCGCACGTTCGTGATTTCGGCTACCGAAGGCTCGAACATCGTTTACTACGCCTTTAACGGGCGCGTAGGCCAGTTCCAAGTCGATGCCCAGCCCGGTGCTGAAGCCAAGGCGGTATTCACCGTCCATCCTCGCGGCAACCAGTTCGGCTGGTCCAACAACGCATAAGGAGTCATCATGGCTATTCCTGCAAAAGTTCTTCCCGGTTTTAGCACCTCGCTGTGGATGCAGTCGGCTGCGACTCCAACTCCATTGAG